TGCTTGGAATGTAACAGTAGACTGGATTGATTTTAAAGAAAATATGGTATTATCTATTGCTGATGATGGACATAAAGGTCTTTTACCATACGATGAACTTATATTTGCTGTAGGTAAATCAGGTATTGACTTTGCTCAACAACTATCAAATGACTATAAATTACCAACAGAACCTAAATCAGTACAAATTGGAGTACGTTTTGAGGCACCACAAAAATACTTCCAAAAATTAATTAATATCAGTTACGATTTTAAACTATATCAAAAGTTTGATAATGTATCATTACGCTCATTCTGTACTAATAATAATGCAGCTTATGTAGCAGTAGAGGAAACATATGGTGATATTAGTTATAACGGTCATGCTAAGAAAGGTGAACAATTTAGAAACGATATGACTAATTTTGGTATCTTGATGGAAATTAAAGGTATTGAAAATCCATTTGAGTGGTCACGTCATGTAGTAGGACAATTACAAGTTGATGGTAAAGGATTATATTACTCACCAAACAAAACACGTAAACCAGGTATAACATCAGAAGGTAATATTGTAAGTGCTTACCAAATAGATGATTTAGAAGAGTTTGATGAAGTATTAGGTGAATACGCAAATTATATTACTAACTTTATTGAAAATATGGATGAAGTATTTGGGTTTGGTGATGACTGGGGCATGTATATTCCTGAAGTAAAATATCTATCACCTGAACCATTAGTTGATTATAGTAGCTTAGCATTAACTGAATACCCAAATGTACATTTTGTTGGTGACGCTTTAAGTGCTCGCGGGATTACAGTATCAGGAGCGCACGGAATATATGTTGCCGAATATTTATTAACATGAAACCTGTTGCTTTAACGCTATCATCTAGGATACCATTCGGTAAATATGAAAACCGATTGGTATCCGATATATTAATATCTGACCCAAGATATCTAAAATGGTTGTGGGTTGAGAAAAAAGCAATTGCTCCTGATACAGCATTGGAACAACGACTAAGATTAACCCCGTCAGATTTTGCGGTAGCAGGAATGAAATTACCTAAAGCTAACTTAAAAGAAAATATGAAAGTAAAACAATTACGCGAAGCTATTCGCCAAATTATTCGTAAAGAATTAAACGAAAACCAGCCAGCTAAATCACCAACACCTTCTCGCCAGGAACCAGCTACTCTTCCTAAACCAAAGATAGATAAACCAGACGAAAAACGTAGAAAAATAGGAAATCCTAATGTAAAGCCAGCTCCTAAGAATTTAAAAGAAGAAGCAATAGTAGATAAAATAGTTGCTCGTTTTACTAAAGCTAAAAAAACTAAATAATGAAAAAAAGTTTACTAGAAGTAGAATACGAAGATATATTCAAACCTGAAACAATGGCTGCCTTAAAAGGCAAGTCAGGTCAATCATTGCGTGATATGTTAGGTAATAAAAATCTAATGCAAACTATGATGCGTTCTCAGGAATTATTAAAACAAATCATAGCAGCTGAGTCTGATTATCGTATTGAATTACCTATGATTGCTGAAATTATGGCTAGAGAGGCATATCCTATTTTAGACTATGCTAATATAAAAATAGATGCTAAAATAGTAGGCCCTGGTGAAGTTGAACAAAACGATGACGCTCCAGAAGAAGATGAAGACGAAATCTCTGTAGATGAAATACCATCAACTGATACTGAAGCTATGGAGAAAAAACGCCGTATAATTAACGGTATCACCCAAGGTGCATCAGTACGTGGAACATTTGGGTTTTTATTATTTAGAGAACATTTAGATGATTTGAGCCCAGAATTAGTTGAAAAGTATAACGAGATTATGAAATTAGTCTTCGGTATATATGATGACGAAAATGCAATTGCTATGTTATTAGCGGCTGTTGGTCAAAAACAAAACATATCAGGTGGTTCATCAGAAATGGTATATAACGAAGAAGATGATCAATTCATTATTAAAGCTAGAGCTATATGTTTCCCTATGTTATTCCATGAAATCGTAAAAGGATTATATGAAATCGTAGGAACAGAAGGATTTGGCTCAGATAAAGAAGCAAATAAAGCTGTAGTTAATGCTGTAGATAGAGTATCAAACGAACCTCGCGACTTCCAATATGGTAAATTTATATATGATGCTTTATCAAATCTATATAACCAAAGTAACATAGATGATGCTAGAGTTAGAGAATTATTCTTTACAGAAGTATACAGATTAGATGATAGAGAATTTATTATGTTTATTGAAAACTTATTAAACAATAAATTAAGTCCTACCCAAAAGAAATGGGCATCTGATACAATGAGAGAAATTGAATCTGACTTAAAGAAAGATGATACTGGACTTTCTAACTTGGATTAGTAAAAAAAGTATATTAACTTTCGAAAAAAAGTAAGATATGACAAAAACACTAAGAACAGGAGACGGAACTATACTTTACTATAGTAACACAGATGGAGTAAATAAACTTCACAATTGGGATGGACCAGCAGTTATACCTCAAGGTAACATGAAATTAGCAGAATATTATATCTATGGTATTCAATACACTAAAGAAGATTGGATAGATCGTAAACGAGATACCAATGGTTTACCGTGGTTTAAAACAGCTTTAGGTAAAGCAGCTGGAGCAAGAGTTTAAAAAATTGGGTCGTCAAGACCCTTTTTTTATCTTTACAACATGAGACAATTCACACGAACATATATGGATGATGATGGTACTACTCATATTTGGAAATATGATCTAGACAAATTTAGTAGAGGACCAATAGAAACTACAGTTAATTATTCTAAAGAATCGTTATCTGAAGGAGGACAAACAAAAAACAATAAAATAGATCAAAAATACCTCAACCCAGCAAACGGAAAGTACGTTGGGTACGGCAGAGCAAAATCATTAGGTTTAATATAAAATATGAAAATAGGATTAGCAGGAACAGTTAGTGTTGGTAAATCAACACTTGTAAAGGCTCTAGCAGAATTAGAGCAGTTTAAAGATTATCATGTAGCTACAGAACGTAGCAAATATTTGCGTGATCAAGGAATAGCATTAAATGATGATTCAACAACTAAAGGTCAATTTGTATTTGCGGCTGAGCGTAGTTTAGAATTAATGCATGAAAATTTATTAACTGATAGAACAATATATGATGTATGTGCATTTACATTAAGTGCTAAATCAATTGGTTATAATGATAAGATTAAATTAATTGAATCATTTGTTACTATAAGAAATGACTATGATTTAATAGTGTATGTATCGCCTGAAGGTGTTGATATTGAAGATAACGGTGTTAGGACAACAGATGCTGATTATCGTATGAAAATAGATTTTGCTATTCGTGGATTATTAAAAGAATACCCACCAGTAAAATTAATAGAAGTTAAGGGTTCAACAGAAGAACGCATCAATTTAATAATTTCCCAAATAAACTAATATTTATGTATACAGAAATAAACGCAAATATCATGACCCCTAAACAAATTCGTGCCTTAGTTAAAGAAGTAATATCAGAAGCTGGGTTGTTTACTTTAAAAAATCCAACAGATGCTACTAAAGGATTATCAAATGTAGTTGATCCTGATGATAATACAGAAAAATCACCGGCATTCCAACAAAAATATAAAAAAGTAATGGAAATGGCTCGTAAAGCTAAAGGATACCAAATTATTGATCCTGAATTCGATACTATTCCATACGCCAATAAAACAGTAAGTGGTGTTTCTATGGCTACTATCATCGATTATATTAAAGAAAATCCAGGTGTAGAGAAAAAAGATATACAAACACAATTTAACTTCGTACGTCCTCAAATAGCTAATGCATTGATAAACGGCTTAAAAGATGCAGGTATTATTGCTAAAATGGGTGAAATAGAAGTGGATGATGAAACTGGAGAGGTAACAGTAACTGACGAGCCTGAAGCTCCAACATCACGAGCCGGCGCTGAAGATTTCTTTATTGGTAATAGAACAGGTAATTTCTTTTCATCTGGTGAGCCTAGCTCAATGGATGATGAAGATGAAATGGATATGCCGGAAGAACCAGAAATACCTGAACTACCAGCTGAGGTTCCTCAATCAATAGGAGGTATGGCTGATGAAGATTATAATGCTTGGATGGAATACAGTAAATTCAAAGAACGTTTAGCTAGAACTAAAAGTGCTTTAATGCAAGCTAAGAAAATGGGTAGAAGTAGAGATGATTTATCATCAGGTTCAGATGAGATAGAGCGTTTACGTAATTTAAAAACATCACTAGAACAACGTATGCAAAATGTTATTAATTCTAGCGAATATGTTAAGAATAAAATAGAACAAGAAAAAAATGCTCCATCTGAAGATGAAATAATGGAACGCTTCCAAAAGTTAGCAAATATTATAAAATAACATGACAGAATTAATAACAGAAGCCAAACGACTCCAAGAATTAGCCAACATTAACGAAGTTAAACAACAAGATACTATTAAATATCTTGGATTTACTGAGGATAATATTATGCATGGTTTAAATGATTCTATGACATTTGAAATTCGTAAATTAATTACTCTTGGTAGGAATGATTTTGAAAATGATGATATGTTTGAAGAATTTTATTATAAAGCAAAAGAAATGCATAATTACCCTAAATTTAAACAATTTGTTAGTGATTATATTGAACAACGTATTAAATGACAAATAAATTAATTTGGTTATTAATAGGAGTAGTAGTAGGTATTTTACTTACTACTTATTCTATTTATATAGGACCGTCAAGTAATAATTTTAAACAAACTATAGATAGCTTAAATCATGTTATTGATTCTAGTAAAGCTATAGCTAATGCTCAAAGCATTAAAATAGCAGAATTTACCAAACAAGATTTAATACTAGCTGAGCAAGTAACAACATTAACTAAAGAACGCAATATTGCTCGAGCAGAAGCAAATAAAAAAGCCAATAACCCTAATTTATCTAATTCAGATACATTACGTAAATTCTTTGTAGAGAGATATCCAACTGAGGATAAAACAACATTATCTTTACCTAAAGAGTCTATGGTAAGTGCGGCTCGTGATTTAATTTATTGTGATGGAGATAGAAAAGATTTGTTATGTGCTGATAGTACTAATAGTATACTAAATAAAAGAATAGCTACTAAAGATAGTACTATATATGCTTACCAAGTAAAAGATACGGCTCAACAAACAACCATATTATCACAAGATATTAAATACAATACTTTAGAAAAAGAATATACTAAAGTAAATACGCAAAATAAAGTTTTAAAATTGCTAACTAAAACTACATCCGTTATAGCAACTATAGCATTAACATTATTTATTATAAAATGACAAAATTAATTAAAGAAGCTAAACGATTCCAGGAATTAGCTGGTATAAAAGAAGTAAAAATAAAACCTTTTTCTTCTTATAAATCCGAACCCGGAGGGAATTTTGAGTGGTGGTTACCTAAGGAGAGACGTGACCCTAATCGACTAATATTATCTACAGAAAGTAGTGATGATGGTGATTATGATGATGAGGGTGAATATACTCCTCAAGGCGAGGATGAATATGGACCATATAACAGGCCTTGGGAGAACCATGGACAGCTAATACGAGGTAATGATGGTAAATTCTATGATGTGGATAATGGTGACTACAATTTCTCAGGGTATATAGAAGGTGAAGATTACATAGTAATAGATATGAAAAATATAATACCTTTAATGCAGGCCTTTGAAGAAGAAGGAGCAGTCCGTGATGAATTTTACGATGGATATGCTAGATATTTGGAAGATAATAACGGAGTACTTGAAACTAACACACCATACTGGGAAAAATTAGTTGAAATAGTAGGTGAAGAAAATATACCTGAATATACAAGATATTTAAAAAATTTAGGTATCAAAATAGTTTAAATTATATAAAGTCGGTTAACACCGGCTTTACTTGTTCTTATATATTTATATACAAATAGTATATGAATAGTCAAGAACAAATAAAAGAAATCATAAAACAGGAATATATTAAGTGCGCCACAGATCCTGTTCATTTTTTTAGAAAATATTGCTATATAACACATCCGGTAAAAGGTAGAGTATTATTCCACTTATATCCTTTCCAGGCTGATACCTTACAGGATATTCGAGATAACCGTTTTACAATCATCAATAAATCACGCCAGTTAGGTATATCAACTCTAGTAGCGGGATATTCTTTATGGACCATGTTGTTTCATAAAGATAAAACAGTGTTATGTATAGCAACTAAACAAGAAACAGCTAAAGGTATGGTTGAAAAAGTGCAGTTTATGTACAATAATCTACCTAGCTGGTTAAAAGGTAATCAAAAACCTATATCAGATAATAAACTATCTCTTAAATTAGCTAATAACTCCCAAATTGTAGCAACTTCAGCAGCATCGGATGCTGGTAGATCTTATGCAGTATCTCTACTAGTAGTGGATGAGGCTGCTTTCATCGAGGGTATTGATAAAATATACACGAGTATTAAACCTACCATTGCTACTGGTGGTGGTATTATAGCATTATCTTCACCTAATGGTGTAGGTAATTGGTTTCATAAAATGTATACTGAAGCCGAAATTGGCAAAAACGATTTTAAAGCAATTAGATTACCTTGGAATCTACATCCGGATCGTGTAGCGCCAGTAGATGAAGGATGGGAGCAACGAGAACGCTCTAATATGTCACCTCGTGAATTCGCTCAGGAATATGATTGTGACTTTTTAGGATCAGGTAATACAGTAGTTGATTCTGAAGTATTAGCATTTTATGAACAAACCTATATACAAGATCCTATAGAACGAAGATTAATGGGTGGTGATTTATGGATATGGCAATATCCAGATTACTCTAGAAGCTATTTAGTGTCAGCGGACGTAGCTAGAGGTGATGGAACGGATTACTCTACATTCCATGTTATTGATTTAGAAAATTGTGAACAAGTAGCTGAATATAAATCACAAGTTAGTACTCGTGAATTTGGACATGTATTAGTATCTATAGCTAGTGAATATAATAATGCGTTGCTAGTAGTAGAAAATGCTAATATTGGCTGGGATGTTGTAAATACCGTTATAGAAAGAGGATATCCTAATTTATATTATTCACCTAAATCATATGGTGAAATGAATGTAGATAAATGGATGGCTAAGATGGAAAGTGACAATACAGTTCCTGGCTTTACTAACTCTACTCGTACAAGACCACTTGTCATCTCAAAGACAGAGACGTATATTAGAGAAAGAACGTTTACCTTCCGTTCAAAACGATTACTAGAGGAATTACGTGTATTTATTTGGCAAAATGGTAAAGCACAAGCACAAAACGGATATAATGATGATTTAGTAATGGCGTTAGGAATTGGTTTATTTGTTCGAGATACTGGATTGAAATTTAGTACACAAGGACTAGATTTAACCCGAGCAGCAGTAATGAATATTAGTAATACTAGAACATCAATAAGTTATGGAGCAATGCAGCCTAATTTCCAGGATCCATATAAAATGGATAATGGTATGGGAGGAACGGAAGATATTAGCTGGTTGTTAGGGTAACATATTTATTAATATATTTAATATAGAAAATGGCAGAAAATAATATAAATAACACAGGATTATTTGGACAATTAAAACGTCTATTTAGTACAGATGTTATTATCAGAAATGTAGGAGGTAATCAACTAAAGACAGTAGACGTTGATAGAATCCAGGCTTATGGAAATGTAAAAACTAATGCCTTAATAGATAGATTTACTAAACTTCATAGATATGGGGCTAATATGCCTTATAACCCAACTATGAATTATCAAACACTTCGCATTCAGTTATATACTGATTATGAAGCTATGGACACTGAATCTATTATTGCCTCAGCCTTAGATATAGTAGCAGATGAAGCTACATTAAAAAATGAGGTAGGAGAAATACTTCAAATAAGAAGCTCAGACGAGAATATCCAACGTATATTATATAATTTATTCTACGATATATTAAACATTGAGTTTAATTTATGGGTATGGATACGTAATATGAGTAAATACGGTGATTTCTATTTACATTTAGAAATAGCTGAAAAATTTGGTATATATAACGCTACACCATTATCTGTGTATGACATGATACGTGAGGAAGGTTCAGATCCTGAAAACCCATCGTATGTTTGTTTTAGAATAGATCCGATGGTTATTAGTGCTGGTGGTATCAATAGCCGTATTAAAGATAGAGATGGTAAAATTAAATTTGAAAACTACGAAGTAGCCCATTTCCACTTATTATCAGATGCTAATTATTTACCTTATGGTAGATCATATATTGAACCAGCTCGTAAAACATACAAACAATATGTGTTAATGAAAGATGCGATGTTGCTACATCGTATTACCCGCGCCCCAGAAAAACGTGTATTCTATGTTGATATTGGAAATATGCCTCCTAATGAGGTAGATGGATACATGGAGCGTTTAAAACAAAAGATGAAGAAAACCCCTTATATTGACCAACAAACAGGTGAATATAACTTAAAATATAACATGATGAATGTTATGGAGGATTTCTACATACCTCAACGTGGTGCTAATTCAAATACTAAAATTGATACAATTAAAGGTTTAGAATACAATGCTATTGAGGACGTTAACTTCTTACGTGATGAGATGTTAGCTGCTCTTAAAGTACCTAAAGCATTCTTTGGATTTGAAAAAGATTTAACAGGTAAAGCAACATTAGCTGCTGAAGATATCCGTTTCGCTCGCACAGTAGAACGTATTCAACGCATTGTTTTATCTGAATTATATAAAATAGCGCTTGTGCATTTATATGTACAAGGATATGATGGTGAATCATTATCTAATTTTGAATTATCATTAACTACTCCTTCAATTATATACGAACAAGAAAAAATAGCATTATGGAAGGAAAAAGTTACATTAGCTAAAGATTTATTGGATACTAACTTAATATCATCAGATTGGATTTACGATAACGTATTTAAATTCTCAGAAGATCAATATGATGAATTACGTGATTTAGTAATGGAAGATAAAAAACGTTTATTCCGTTTAGGTCAAATCGAAAACGAGGGTAATGATCCAGCCAAATCAGGTAAATCGTACGGAACGCCTCATGATTTAGCAGCATTATATGGTCGTGGTAGATCAGGAATGGAAGCTCAACAAAATGTACCTGGTGGATACAATGAAAAAGCACCAGTAGGTCGTCCTAAAGAAAAAACATCTATTATCAATACACAAAAAGATCCATTAGGTAAAGATAGATTAGGTAAAAAAGGTATGAATACTTTATATACTGCTAATAAACCTAGCGATGATATGGCGGATGGTGCACCTAAAGGTGGATCACCATTAGCTTTAACAGAATTTCTTAGAAACAAACCACTGTTGGAATCATTAAAGAAAGACATGGTGTTTAAATCAGACGAATCAGATTTATTATCTGAAGAAAATATTAAGGGCGTATAACAATCATATATTTATAGATAGTACATTATTTTTATGAGAATCAAACATTCTAAATTCAAAAATACAGGTATATTATTCGAATTGTTAGTTAGACAAATAGCATCTGACACTGTGTCTAATAAAGACTCAGCTGCTATTGATCTAGTTAAAAGATATTTTAACAAAACAGAATTAGCTAAAGAATACAAAATATATCAAATATTAACTAATTCAAATACGCTTAGTGAAGCTAAAGCTGAAGCATTTATTAACGCTACTATAAATGCATCTTCACGTTTAAATAAATCTATTTTGCGTAAGGAAAAATACAACTTAATTAAAGAAATTCGTGAGAATTACAATATTGAGGAATTTTTTAAAGCTAAAATCAACCACTATTCTCAATACGCTGCTATTTATAATTTAATAGAGACCAATAACTCAAAAGATTTTATTGAACCTAGCCAAATCATAGATAATAAAGTAACATTATTAGAACATATTACTCGTAAAGAAGTAAATAAAGATAATGTTAAAGATCGCATCCTTGAAGAATACGCTAGTATGGATAAAGGTACTCGCTTATTAGCATACCGAGTATTACTAGAAAAATTCAATAAAAAATACTCTACTCTAGACGCTAGACAAAGAAATGTATTAAAAGAATATATCAATAATATATCTAATACTACTGGGTTAAAAGAGTTTGTTAATAACCAATACACAGCATTACGTAACGAATTGAATGAATTATCAAACAACGTTACTGATAAAACAATCAAGATTAAATTAACTGAGGTAATTACTTTATTACAACCATTAGGGAAAACTCAAAATGTAAAAGATGAAAATTTAATTTCATTACTTCAGTACTACCAATTAGCAAACGAATTAAAAACAGTTAAGTAATGAATATATCTTTATTAAAACAAATTATTAAAGAAGAGCTAGAAAATGTTCTTGAAAATGAATCTAGCGATTGGGATACACTATATAGTTGGTTAAGTACTTATACTAGAAATGATGATGAAGCTAAATCGTTTTTATACAAACATAGTATAATAAATGGTGCTTGGTTAAAAAAAGCACTTGACTCAGGTAAAGTAACTATTGATCAAATAGATAACTTAGCTAAAAATCCTGAGGGTCAAAGCTTATCCGATTTACCTATGTATAAAAGATTAATGGGTCTAAATGAAGAGTCAGCAACTGGTGCTATTGGTGTTGGAGCCGGCCCTATCATGACTTCTATGGCTTTTGCTCCTAAAGGACAAAAAACAAACAAAGCAACTAAAACAGCAATGAAACAAGGATTTAAAAAAGCATCAGGTATGCCTAAAAACTCTAAAATGTTAGACTATAAAGAACTTTGGAAAGGTAAAAAATCAGCTATGAATGAAGAAGAAGCAAAAAAGAAAATTGCTCCTAATAAACAAAAAGGAATAGCAGATAAAGTAGAATTTTCATCGGCTCTAAGCAAAATTATTACTGACATATATAAAGAACCTAATTTAGAAAAAGCTAAAGCTACAGTTCTTAGTTTTATAGATTCGTCTAGAATTAATGATGATATTAAAAAAAGAATGACTAGTAAAGTTCAAAGTATAAATACTAAAGCTAAATTAGATCTTTATTTAACTAATTCTTTATTAGGTTACGAAGGGCTAAAAGTAGTAGAGAGTAACTATGATAAAGCATCTCAATACGGAGCACCTAGTGGATATACAGCACCTAGTGGTTACACAGCAGCAAGCGGATATACTGGCCCTAGTTTAGCTACTAAAGAAGGAAAAGTACAAGAATTGCTACAACAAATAGTTAAACAAGAATTACTTAATGAGGTATCTTATTCTAAATTTAAGAATGAAGTAAAATACCGTACTAAAGCAGAAATGCTTCATAAGAGTATTCGTGAAGTAAAACGTAAATTAGCTGAAGTAGACCAACTAATTGAATATACTACTCGTATTAAACAAGAATTAAGTGAAAACGAGGATGGAAATAACTATTGGAAACGTAGTTTAAAAGCTATAAACGAAATAAGCGAAATATCAAATAAAATTAGTAACAAAATTAAATCAATCTATCAGTAATGGCTAAGGCAAAAGCATCACTTAAAGAATCACATAAAATTACTTTTGGTACTCGTAAAAAGGGTAAAGCAGCCAAAAGACGCAATAAACACGATCATTCAGAAACTAATTATAGAGGACAAGGACGATAATGCACGAGGTTAAAATACAGCCATCTGAAATAGGATATTCTCCTAAAAAAATAGAAGAATTTACTGAAACTGCTAAAAAAACGCTTCAGAATGGAATATCTGCATTTACAAAGTACAAAAATTTAATCCTTAATATATCTTTACTAGATGTAGTAAATAATATAGAGAAGTATAAAGAACTCCTTTCAGATATGAACGGTGATCATGATGCTATACATGCAATATTTGATAAATTATTTGATGTAGTAGATAAATATGATATATTAGATAGGCCTGACAGTATAAGAAAATTAGAGGACTTAGTTAATAATATAGATAATTTAACATTAGATATATATTACTTAATGAATGCTTTAGAAAACATAATAGAAGCGGGAGAGGATTTAAATAAACAATATTTCAATAAATAAAATAACAATATTTATACACATGAAAAGTATAAAACAACAATACATAGATTTAAAAGAAGGTAGAATGAATCAAGCGCAATTTATGCGTAACGTTCGTATGTCTTTACCTCAATATGTTACTAATGTAACGTCATTTGATGATACTGTTAGAATTTTAAAAAATAAAGCTATCTTAACGGAAGCTGATATTTACGGTATTGCTGGTAATCCTGAAGCAGAAGCAGAAAGAAAATCCGCTGGTATGGGTATTAAGCCAATGCAAACACCTGAAGACAAATATGGCGTTAATAAAAAAATAGACCAATCAGAGCTTAATTTCTTAAAGAAAATATACGCTAAAAATCCAACTGACAAAATCAAACAAATGATTGATGATTTGGAGCAAAAAATGTCATTAAATGAAGCATATAATGATCCTCAATCAGCTTATATTCTGGATGGTATTAAAGGTGAAACTAAAGATACTATAAAAAAAGTAGTTGGGGTTGATAATAGTGGTCATTATAGTAAAGATGTAAATTGGTTTAGCGAAAATGGCTACACAAAAATGACATTTGATACTGTTGATGAGTTATTTGCAGCTGTACCTAACGTAGGTAGAGTATTTTCAGGTGGATCTATTGAAAACCAAAAAAATACAGCTCGTATGTATAAAGGTCATATGGGAACTAATCCTTTTGTAGTTTGGGTTAAAAGAAATTCTTTAAGAGAATCATATACTACTAACACTAGCGGTAAAGAATTATATTCAAAATTCGCGGAAATCGACAATTTAAACGGTCAAGAGGTGTTAATCGGTATAGATTATGAAATCGAAAAAAATAGAGATTTAACCAAAAAAGAAGCCGCAAAAATCGTAGTTAAAAACCTAAAGAAAAACCCTTTTTATTATACTGACTCATTACTTGCTGGTGTAGAAGGAGCTAAAGCCGAATACATGAATAAGTTTAAGCCTGGATCAGATAAAATGAAAGATGTTAAAGGTGGTGATTTAGTAGATAAAGCTAACGCAATGTCATTAGCTAAAGACGTTAAAAAAGTCAATGCATCTGCTAATAAGGCTAAAAAAGAAACCAACAAACCAGAAACAGGTATTAAAATGATGTCATTAGTAGCTAAAACTATTCGTGGCGTTAAGAAAATGGATCCTACTGGTGAAAAAATGAAAAAATTAGCATTGAAAGAAAATCAAGAAGCTTATATAGATGGTTTAACCCAAAAAATTATAGACGAACTTGAAAGTAGAGGCAGCTATGATTCTAATGAAAAACTAGAATTGATTCAGATGTACCAAAAAAAATATAATTTTTCAGATGAGGTTGCTAAAAAAATAGATGATAACATATTCATGTATAACGCTGATGAAAGATATGATGATGGATCAGAATTAGATGAATATTCAACAATGCCGGGTGGTGATAATATGACTGATGTAGCTGGTCATCAAATGGATGAAGCTAAAGCAAGCTCATTATCAGTAGGTGATAAATTCAAAATGGCAGCTAATTTAGGTAAATTTATAGAAGGTGAAGAAGTTGAAGTAATTTCTTTGGAGCCGTTTGGAAATGATATTAAATTAGTATTATCAAACGGTAAAGATAAAGATGATTTTTACTTAGACAGAAATGACGAAATATAATTATGAATAAGCAATTATTAGTAGATCACATACCTTTCCATATAGCTAAGCTACAGCCTATTACTGAAGGAAAAGACAGTAAATTAGGTGATGGATTGATGCGTGTTAAAGGTAAATTACAAGAAGCTGGTAAAAAAAATGGTAATGGCCGTGTTTATCCTATGGAGGTGTTAAAAGAACAGATAGATAAATACATAGAAGGACCGTTAAAAACTAGAACATCAACTGGTGAGTTAGATCATCCTGAATCATCTATTATTAATCTAAGTAACGTATCACATCTTGTTACTAAGATCTGGTGGGAAGGTAATAATGTAATGGGTGAATTAACATTACTTAATACTCCATCTGGTAAAATTGCTCAAGAAATTATTAAAGCTAATATTCCTTTAGGTATATCATCAAGAGGAATGGGCTCAGTACGCCAAATAGGTGAAACTGTTGAAGTACAAGATGATTTTGAATTATTATGTTGGGATCTAGTTTCAGTACCTTCAACACCTAACGCTTATATGACTTTATCAGAAGGAAAACAATATAAATCAAGTAAAGATTATAGTAAAGTAAACGAATTAATAACAGAAATTATATGTACTCAAACAGGAGTATGTGCTATATGTTAAAATAATCCCCCCTATCGATATTATCGTTAGACCAGCGTCTTCCTTAAAAAGGAGACGCTTTTTTTTGCGTTTTTAGCTATTCACATATATGTATATCTGACCACAATGAGCTATCACACATTCTATATTGTAGCTCGGTATTTCAAACAAAATTCTATTAAGATTCCTAATAATCTTATTTCCAAAATTAAATTTAAGGAGAAAAAAATGTCAAACAACAAATTATTTAAGGATGCTATCGTTGATGCTAAAGCAATCCGCGAAGCAGCGTTACTAAACGCAAAAGAAGCCCTTGAAGAAGCTTTGACTCCAAGTATTCAAAACATGTTAGCTGCAAAGTTAAACGAAATGGATATGGATGGAGAAGGAGTAGAAGAGGGTATGTATCCAGAGGATACAACAGATGAAATTCAAGATCGCTACAGAGAAACTGGTGCTGCTCTTGAAGAAGAAAAATTCGATTTATCTGCTATTTTAGCTGAACTAGAAGCCGAAGAAATGGAAAAAGGTTTAAACGAAGCTAAGAAAAAAGAAGATGAAGAAGAAGAAGAGGAAGAAGAAGGCGAAGAAGAAACTGAAGAAGAAACTGAAGAAGAAGTAGACGTTAAAGATATGTCTATTGAAGATCTTAAAGACTTAATCAAAGATATCGTTAGCCAAGAATTAGAAGCTGAAGAAATGGAAACACCTGCTGATGAAGAAGCTGAAATGGACATGGACATGGACATGGGTGCTGAAATGGGCGGTGAAGAAATGGAAATGGCTGATGATGAAGAAATCGACCTTGAAGAACTTTTAGCTGAATTAGATTCAATAGATGAGTACGATGAGTATGATGAATTAGAAGAAGCTAAAAAGAAAAAAGTTATGAAAAAAGAGAAAGAAGAAGAGAAGAAAGAAATGAAAGAAGCTATTAATGTAATTAATACACTTCGCAAAGAGTTAAATGAAGTTAATTTATTAAATGCTAAGTTACTTTATGTTAACAAAATTTTCAAATCTAAAAACTTATCTGAATCTCAAAAATTAAACGTAATTGCTTCATTTGATAAAGCAACTACTCCTAAAGAAGCTAAAATGGTATTTGAATCATTAAGCTCAACTTTAACTGCTGCTCCTAAGAAAACAGCTATTAAAGAAAATTTAGGATTTGCTTCTAAAGCAGCAGGATTTGCTCCTAAGAAACAAATTGTAGAGTCAAACGATGTTATTACTCGTATGCAAAAATTAGCAAACATTATTAAGTAAAAACAAAATTAATTTTTAAAACAAAAATGAACATTCAACAATTATTAGAATCGTCAAACCAATTTAAAACGGTTCAAGATGACGCAAAACGCCTTCAAGATAAATGGGTAAAATCAGGCCTATTAGAAGGTATTAAAGATGCAAACAGCCGTAACACTATGGCTATGTTGTTAGAAAACCAAGCTAAACAATTAATCGTAGAAGCTTCTTCAACTGGTAATCAATCAGCTGGTGCAGGTGCTTACAACGGTGAGAGCTGGTCAGGTGTAGCTTTACCATTAGTTCGCCGTGTATTCGGTGAGATCGCTGCAAAAGAATTCGTTAGTGTACAACCAATGAACTTACCTTCAGGTCTAGTATTTTATCTTGATTTCAAATACGGTACTGGTGTTAAACCATTTACTTCAGGCGGATCTTTATATGGTGCTAACGCAACCACTAACGTAACTGATATTACTTCTCAATCACTTTACGGTGCAGGTAAATTTGGTTATTCAATCAACCAATTCTCAGCTTCAATTGCATCAATCACTGGTTCAACTAGCTGGGCTACATTTAATTTAGATGCTGATTACTCAGCTTCATTCTCTACTTACAAAGTAGTTAATGTTCCTTTACCTGCTTCTGCTGATCAAAACGGTGTACGTGCGTTTGTATTCACTTCAGGTTCAATTACCGCTGCTGATATTTTACAAACTTACACTACTGTAGCTAACAACACAGCTTCATTCGTAGTAACTGGTTCATTAATAGCTACTGCTACTCCAACTGTAACATTATTCTATAGTGTACAACCTACAGCTACTTCACGTGGTGATTTCGAAGATGCATCAGGCGCTGGTTACCCTAACGCTCAAAGCAATTCAACAATCGCTATTCCAGAAATTAACGTTCAGTTAAAATCTGAAGCAATCGTTGCTAAGACTCGTAAATTAAAAGCACAATGGA